TAAAAACTGTTTTATCTGTCAGAACAGATTTATTACCGTTAATTTGAATATTTCCGCTTGTGTTAAAATTTAGATTTCCAATTGAAGTTGAAATAGACTGGCATCCAATATCATTAGCACTAATATCGTTACAATTAGTCAAATTTAATCCTCCAATATCTAAATTAGTTAATGTTTCATTAACTACAGATTGGAATACTGTTGTTCCGTCTGTACTAATTTTAACGTGTTGACCAGTTGGAATAGGCAACGAACCGGAATATACAATGCCACTTCCGACAGGTGCATTTGACCCGAAAAAAACATTACCAATTCCATCTGTTTTTAAGACATCGCCAAAAGCCCCTAATGTAGGTGTTTTCAATGATAAATTTTGATTACTTACTGTTTTAACAGTTAGATTATTTGTTACATTTAGATTATTGACTGTTAAATCATCTATAGCAGGAATGATGATACTATTATTAACTATTAAATTTTCTACTTCTATTTCTTGAGCCCCAATTCTAAGACCGATATCTTTACCAATTGTTATATTGGTAAACTTATTAAGTGACATTTATTAATAGTAAACATTTTATTATTTCTTTCCACGAAAGCCAAATCTTGGAATCAACTTGTAAAAAAATATTAAAATGAAAAATTGATATTTAAAAAAAACACAAAGACACCTATCAATTATCAATTGTTAATTAATTTAAACTCAAATTCAGTTTAAATTAAAAATTATTTTTCGGAACGAGATCTCTAGTTCCGGAGGAACCCATTTAATATAATCTAGTACCTCTAGCCAAAACTTCCATATCTAACATTTTTTTACCAAGGTCAACTGAATATTGAGATCTTGTTACAGGTTGTCCTGACCAACTATCAGAAAATTTGAATGGTATATTATTTACTGCTAGATTTAAATTATTCATTGGCTTCGTGCTAAAATTAAAATTGGTAGGCCTACTATTTTCATCGTTAAAATTTCTTAATGGGCCAAGACCTGCTTTTATACCTTGAAGGTATTCAGATTCATCTGGAGTCATTTTTTGTGCCTTTTTATTTACTTGGTCAGATACGAAAAAAGGTGGTTTAAATCCAAGAGGGTATGTTGCTTGATATATCGGATTCAAATCAATATTTTCATTATAAAGCATATTAACAGGAACAATTCCGTTAAAATTTAAATGAGGATAAACTTCAGTACCTAGAGTTGGCATAGTCATATCAGATTGGATTTCTTGCGGATATTCCATTGTCTTTATTATATAAGAGATATTAAAATTTCTTCATATAAATAAAAGAAATGGAGATAAAAGATAAGAGTTTTTCAAACCCTAAAGCACTACGCGTAGCAGTTGTAAAAGGATCTGAAGATAAAAGAAAGGCCTTGTTTATTCGGGACGAAGAAAAAGGTCAAGAATCTATAAAATTAGATGGAAAAATGTATTTTCAACCTGTTCCTACTATTAAGATAAATCAGAATGAAAGATTATATATAGCAGGCCCAAGTGGTTCTGGTAAATCAACGTATGTAGCAGATTATATTGCACAACATATAAAATTAATTGATAACGATGTTACAATCTATATTTTTAGTTCTGTAAAATATGATAAACTGCTTGATGATAGATTTGGAGATCGTATAGTACGTCCGGATATGGATGATACAGAGTGTTTTGATGAGCCATATGACCCGAGTGAATTTGAAACTGGTTCTATAGTGCTCTTTGATGACGTTTCAAAAATTAAATTACCGAAAGTCCGTGTAGCAATTTTTATGTTACAGGAACATCTTTTAGAAGTAGGACGTCATTACGGTCTAACTATTATATCAACAAGTCATCAGTTAAGTAATTATTCTAGAACACGGACTTTATTGAATGAATCAACGTCGGTAACATTTTTTCCTAAACACGCAGGAGGTGTGCATTACATCAGAGAATATTTGAAGAAACATATGGGTTTTAATACAGAACAAATTAAACGATGTTTGAGTTTATCAAAGAATTCTAGGTGGATTACAGTATACAGATCTCATCCGAAATACGTCATTAGTGCGAAAGAAGCATATCTTATACAGGATGATTTTTAAAAAATAAATAATATTTGTATATAATAAAAGATGAGTTTGAATAAATTATGCGATGGAACTTCAACAAAAAGTTGGATGAACATCAATTGTAACTCTTTAAAAATTAACGATGTACCAGTAACGGGTAGTGGAAGTATAAGTCTAACTGATGACGTTTATCTTCAGTTAAACTTAGCAGGAGTTTCTAATGCTTTTCTAGCGAGTGCCCCAAATGTTACAATTCAAGATATCACAGGATGTGTTAATGGTCAAGTTGTATATTTCACTGTATGTCAACAGGCAAGCAGTTTAACTATAGTCACTGGGCCTAGAATTAAATCAGCACAAGGTTTAACAAATATTTTTATAGCCGGAACTGGAGGTACGGTATTCGGATGTTGGAGCTCTGCTCTAGGGTATATGACAATTGTTGGTGGTGTTGCTCCGCCATAAAAAATAATAGTAAAATAATATATTTTTTCTAATAAAGATGAGTCACGCTAAATCTTGGAATCAATTAATAAAACAAAATTTAAATTACGCTCTGGGTGATAATGACATTCTGGCTATATGTGATGGTAAAGTTAAGATTATTAGTTATGAGGACTTACACGATTATAACACAATTGATGAATTAATGGAACCATACGGTGCGGTAATTATTCTCTATCAGGCAACTAAAGAGATAGGTCATTGGGTTGCGGTCATTAAACAAAAAAATAGAACTATTGAGGTGTTTGGAAGTTACGGTTTGAAAATAGATGAACAACTACAGTTCTCAACCTATAATATGCAGTTACATGGTGGTAAAGCAGAACCTCATCTCACAAATTTGATTGATGCATCAGGATATAAAAAAATCTATAATCATACGCAACTACAATCTTACAATAATCAGATTGCTACTTGTGGTAGGTATGCTTCATTACGTGTTCGTTTTCGTGATATGCCTATGGACGCTTTTGTGAAATTATTTACTGGTGCATCAGGTTTGAGTAACGATGAGTGGGCTGTCTCACTTACATTATTGTTTAGTTAAAGAATTTGCTCGTTAATCAAATTAACTTAAAATAAAATAATAACATAAATAAACAAGAATGGTTAAAATATTAGAATTATTCTCTGGAACTGGTTCTGTAGGAAATGTCTGTAAAAGTAGAGGATATGAAGTTGTAAGTTTGGATATTTTAGATAAAAACAAACCAACCATATGTACTGATATATTGACGTGGGATTATAGGGCTTTTTCTGAAACTTTTATACCAGACTTTATATGGGCTTCACCACCTTGCCAAACATTTTCTTTAGCCTGTCATATACATAGAAGTAAAATGAATATGGCACCGAAGACAAAAGAAGGTGAAATAGGTTTACAAATTCTTGAAAAAACAGTTGAGATAATAAAATATTTTTTAACATTAAATCCAAGTCTAAAATTCGCTATTGAAAATCCTAGAGGATTAATGAGATACGTGGAAATTTTAAAACAATTTGATAGAACTACAGGTTGTTATTGTTTATATGGTAGCAATTTTATGAAACCGACAGATATCTGGAATAATTTTGGTTGTGAATTGGTAATGTGTAAATATAAAACTAAAGAAAATTATAAATTTTGCCACCACGACAGCATGTGTAACCTTATACCATCACGTGGCGTTAATAGCGCAAAGTTAAAAGATAAATATAGCATACCGGAATTTTTTATAGAAAATATTCTAGACCAATCTCTTTAATTTAAACTAAAATTCAGTTTAAATTAAAATTTTATCCTTGCGGGTTCCTCCGGAACTATGAAAACATCAATAACCCTGATTGATCAACGTCGTTCATATTTTCATCTGATCGTTTCACTAAAACTAACTTAACATAGCAAGTAGTAGAGAATGGTACTATAATTACTTCTGAAGTTAAATCATTGAAAAACCACCTTATAACAACGTCAACGTTAGTCATTGCATAAGAAGAATTCAGATCAATCAAAGGTATAGGCCCAGTATTATTGAACGTAAAAATACTGGGACGGTTTGGTCTTGGTACCCGATAATAGTCCCCTAAAACATTAATATTGATATTTGCTTGGCTACCTATAAATTGACCGCTTACTGGTACTGTTGAAGTTGAAAATATAATACTCTCTAATCTGTTCCAATTCTCTATTTCTTGCGTTGCTTGCGTAGCTTGATAATAAGTTATAGAATTTCTTGTATACGTAGGGTATGTATTATTTATGAGCAACTTAATTTTTGTATTATTAAAATAAAAAATATTGATACTTCTTAAAAATTCGTATAAAGCATCATTACAGTATAAATTAACTCCGCTTGTTAAATAACTATCTTGCCAATTTATTGTGATTAAATTATTTTTCAAAGTAATAAAAAGTTGTTCTGTTGGCGGAAAGAGTGGCTTAGCAACCAACATATCATCATATAGACTTTTGAGTGCAACATTCATACTATTAATCATACTCTGATATGAGAATACATAGTTATTATTGAGATTACTTTCTGAAGTATAAACTAAGTTTTTTGTTAAAATCAATCCGTCGTATTCTAGTTGAAAATTATAGTTATTATCTTTAAAAATAAATAATGGAACAGAAATAAGGGGTACGCTGAAACTTTCAATCGCAATATAATAATCACTTGGATTTTCAACTATAAAATCAGTTCTATTTATGTTAAAAATTGCTTTAGTATCTGAAATATTAGACCCAGGTATTTCTATATTAAAGTACTGTAATGTTGGTTCTGTTTTGTTAGGTAACAGACTCATTTATTATAACAAGGTTTTTTTTTATTTACCGGATTTACCGGATTTATTCGCCATTAAGCCTAAGAGAAATCAGTTTGATAAATTGAAACTTAGCACTACAACTCTCACCAACATTTAAAAAAATAGGAAAACTCTCACCTGAAGCACTTGCCCATCTAAATTCACAGTCAATTTGAGTTAAAGGGTAATTGCTAATTAAATCATAGTATCTAATTGCACCTTGCGGGAAGAAATTCACTATTCCCTTGTCAGGTACACCAGCAACATTAAAATCTATCAAAATTCTTTTTTGAACATCGTCTTGTTGTCCTTGTAATTCCTGTCGGATAGGAATAGAATTAGATAAGATCTCAATTCTCTGAAGTTCAGGCCACAACTCTAGTGATGGCTGAGATTGCGTCATTGAATACCAAGGCGTAGATGTGATTGGAGATGTAAAAGTATTATTATATTGATTTTGAATAATAATCTGTGTGAAATTAATATCAGAGTAAAAATCAAGTAAATTACAGAATAAAGTAAATAACTGCGAACTAAAGAAAATTTTGATATATGAAGGAAGAGCACTGTCATAACCAGAAACTTCTGCTAATAAAGAAAATAATTGAGTAGTTGCGTCGTAAGTCATAATAGGTCTCTCAAATACAAGAGTAGCAGGTTTTAATACACCCAAAGCCGTTTTAGCAGTTTGAAAAGCAACGTTGAGAGAATTTACAATTTCTTGATAATCATATACAGGCTGACGTCCTTGATAAATATCAGGAGTAGCAGAATTAGGAATATAAACTAAATCTTGTTGAACTTCAGCACCATCGTATTCAAGTTTAATGAATAAATCTCTATCTCTAAAAAATAGGATAGGAATATTGATAGAAGGTAATTGAAATCTCACACAAGAAAACTTATAATCACTTGGATTTTGGAGAACAGGTGTCACACGATTTTCACTGAATATACATTGTTTGCCTTCTACTTCGTCTTTATTAAAAATATTTACATTATAGTAAACCATATCACCTTGGTCGTTGAGACTTGTTGTTTTGTTTTCCATTAAATTCAAAGAAGATAAATTTAAAGCGTTTTGAGTATCTGTATTATTTAGTAAACTACTTCCACCTCTTTTACCGGTTAACGAATGGATTGAATTTTGATATAAACGATTTTGATTATATTGCATCATTTATATTAAGACAAGATATATTTTCTTAAATCTTGTCTAATAATAAAATGGATGAACCAGTTCCGGAGGAACCCACAAGGATAGTTCCGGAGATTCAAGAAGAATGGAAATCCTGTTGCTTAAAAATGGATAAAAATGCTGTGAAATATTTTTTTCAAGTAGGAGTTTTAAGTGGCTTAATAGTTTTTTCAGCATCAATGTTGGTCATAGATCCAGATTGTAATTCGCAGAGAAATTATAGTAGTTTATTAATGATATCTCTTGGTATATTTCTGCCACAACCTAAAATAAATTAAAAAAATTTATGATTTTATTTATTCTTGAATTTTTTTTTTTATTTTTATTATGTTTACTCATAATAAAAGAAATAATGTCAACTTTAACACGACTGCAATTCCCACGCTCTAGAATTGAACCCGACCAAATGAAAACTCATATCGTTGCTCAAGGCGGAAGCCGAGTAACACAGCAAATCTTTCCCTCAAATTCGTGGGGATCCCCTAATCAGCCTCTCGTTCAGGCAAGTTTTAGTATCTCGCCCCCGTCAACCGCGACCATCGTGGATCGCAATGTGCGTATTAAATGCTATCTCAAGGTTGAAACCAATCAACCTATGCAACTGGCTACCAATGACGGTCTTAGACAGATGCCAATTTCTGCGATTACTGATGTCATTACAGTCCAAATTAACGGTGAAACTATCTCGCAAAACACTGCTGATATCTATAATGCTATGCTTTGCTTTGATAACGATGCGGTTGATCGCCTCGGAGATATTTCAACGAGTCCAGCGATGCCTGATCAGTTTCAGCAATATTCACAGTGGCAAAATTTTGGCAGCGCAAGAAATCCCCTTGCTGATTATGGAGAAAATTCTGCTGAAATGTCTCGTGGTGGCTTTCCTGTTGTTCTTGCCGAAGATGGAAAATCATTCACTTGTGAAGTAGTTGAACCTTTGTTCTTATCTCCGTTCCTCTCTGGTATTGGAGGAGATTCTGAAGGTCTTGTTAATATTAATCAATTAAACATCAATTTCCGCTGGACTCAAAATACAAATCGTGTCTTGTGCCACTCTACTGCTGGTAATGCTATCACGACTGTTTCAGTCAGTTTTTATCAGGCACCAGAAATTCTTATGAATTATATTACGCCACAGATCATCAGCCCGTTACCCACGGTACAAACTGTATATTATGAGAAGCTTCAGAGTTATATCAAACCGTATAATGCTATTACTAATAACACTTCTTTTCAGGTTATTTCCGATTCTATCAAATTGAGTATGATTCCTTCCGCTATGTATTTGTTCGTGCGTCACTCTCGTGCATCTTCAAATTACCTTGTATCTGATGCTTATTGTAAACTCAGTAACATTCAAGTGTTGTTCAATAACCAGAGTGGTTTGCTAGCCACTGCATCTGATCAAGAACTATTCAGTATCGCTCAGCGATGTGGCTTGAATTTGTCTTGGGCACAATACAGTAAATACCGTGGTTCTGTATTTGCAGTAAGATTCGGCGAGGACATCGGGCTGCAGGCCAACGAGGCAGCAGGCGTCGCAGGCCAATATACACTGCAGATTCAGGCTTCTGCTCAAAATATTTCTGGTGCTACAGGTGATTTCGAATTTTTCACTGTATTTAGTATGCCTGGCACGTGTTCCGTTTATGAGAACGGCGCGCGTACATCCATTGGCAACTTTAGTGAGGCAATGGTGCTTTCGGCCGCTCAGGGTAACGAAGAGGTTTCTCACGAAATCTACAGGGCTATTCATGGCGGACGTCGTGGTTCTGGACGATTTTTGGATCGGTTCAAATCATTTATTAACAAAGTTTCTCACGGTATCAGTCGTGTCGCCGACTTTGCTCGTCCTGTAGTTGCGTCTCTTGCTCCTGAATTTTCTCCACTTTTGGAGGGCGTTGCTAACGTATCCAAAATCACAGCACGTCACACTGGAGGTAAAATGGGAGGAAGCCGAACTTCAGGAGGTCGCTTGAGTCGACTCCGATAAAGTGTTCCTCCGGAACTAAATCCGGCACATCCGGTAAAGTGTTCCTCCGGAACTAATTTATCATTTTAATATTTTTTTTCTTAATTAAAAAAAACTTTAGTTATAATAAATGAGTAAGCAACCTTCAGAAAATTTACGTAAAGCGATTGCGAAATCAAGAGTTGAATTAACAGAAAGTTCAGTCCATAACTATATCACAAATTTAAGAATGTTATCAAAAAAATGTAATCAAGACCAGACTAAACAGTTATCTTCTCAGTTTCTAAAAGATTTCTCAAAAATTAAACAATGTATTGACGAAATATCAAATA